CGCTACCTAGTCGTTCAATCAACTGCCAGGACTCCATTGGTCCTGCGCGCAGTGCCTGCAGTGTTTTGGTTTCTAGGTAGCCAAGCGCCATGATTGTTTCTCCTCAACCCACAACAATGCGATTGGATTTGGTTTTAGGTGCTAAAGGCGTTACTGGCTGCACAATCGTTTTAAACCGTTTGCAGCTCAAAAATTGACCGCCATCACGCTCAACCAAGGTAGACAAAGAACTTTCGTCAATGTCCCGAGGCATGCAGTCAAACACCTCCAGGATCATTTGCTTTTGCTCTGGGGTAGGCGCACCTTCACCAAGGTAAGTCACCGCCTGGGCGAACGAATGAAACAGGAAAAATGCACCAACAACCGCGACTGCTGTTAACGATGTTTTAATCATGCTGTGGTCTCCTTTTTTCTCTTTTGTGCGGTAACAATCAAGCAGATGCGATCAGCTGCGCCAACTTGCTTAATACTGGTGGTGGCGGCATCAGCCCAGTTGGGCGCCAGCACTTCCATCCTGCAGGTGCGTGATGGTTTGCCGACAATTACAGCTGTGATTGATACGTCAAACCGGTGCATTTCAACTTGTTGCATTTCAAGTCTCCTTGTGTGGGCACTGCTGGCATGCCAGCCAATGGGCGTACATTGAGCCGTTACGCTGTAATGGTTTTGGTCTACCTTGGCGGCTATGGCAGTCGTCTGCAGTAATTTCTTTCGTTAAAAATGGGCATGCACGGCGGGTCATTAACGGACGCAGCGCAGCTTCTATTGCAGCTGCTCTTGCTGGGTATTTCCCACGCAGATACAGGCTCAAGGTTGAGCGTGTGTATTTGCCCTTGGTCATATCTGCCAGTGCCTGGACGCTATTGGCCTCTGAAAACTCTTTTGCCCAGGTGAGAACGTCGCTCATTTGCCACCTCTTTTCGGTGACACGGGCTTGGCTGGTGGCTCTGCCGGTTCCATTGGGTAAATCAGTCCATTACCAGGGCAATAAACCTCTTCCAGTTTTTTTCGCCAGACTGGTGCTTCCCTGCCGCAATCAATTTCCAGCTTGTAGCGGTGGTGACCGTTACTCGTGAGTGCTTTACCTGGTTGGCGCTTAACCTCAACACTCAAAATGCCTGCACGTACCAATGCCTGGAAGTACTTGCGCAGGTTGCTCTCTGCATCTTTCTGCGTGTTGTCGTTCAGGGTGTTTAGTAGACTGTCGATCGTGGTGGTACCGCGATTGCGGATAATCCACCAGGCTTTTGCACGCAGGCCACCGCTATTCATGCGTCTGCGTGGGCTGGTTTCTTCTGCACGTTTACGGGTGACTAACGCGGCCATTTACAATGCCTTTCCGATTTCTTCGCACAGGCGCATTTTGTCGACCGTGTCACCGGTGATCGTGTCGGTATTAAAGTGCTTGGCCAGCGCCTCAATGGTTTTAATCGCGTTATTGATAATCCGGTACCGGCCACGTGATTGTTCATGCACACGCTTCACTACTGCATCATCAAAACCCACTTCGCAACGTTGCAGCATGTAGCCTTTGCAGTTATTAAAGTCGGCAGGCACAAACTCTGGCTTGGCTGTGATCCTGGTATTGATGTGCGCCATTTTGGCTTCAGTGAATAGGTTCTTTTCCTTGGTATGGCATACCAGGATCAACATGACGCCAGCCTGCTCTGCAACACGGCGTAAATATTCCAGTGGATCTGCAGCACCTTTTGCAGCGTGCTGGGCTTCGTCCAGGATAATGGGCGTGGATCTGTCAGAGAGTTTGGCGATAATCTCTTTGTGTTTGTTGAAAGTGCCTTTTTCCACAACACCTAGACGCTCGGCGAGATAGTCGCGGGTAAAGGCCACGGACATTTTTGGCATGCCTTCGAGCAAGATGCCATCTACTTCGCTACCAAAACGATCTACCGCAGCCGTTTTGCCACAACCAGGCTCGCTGGTAAGCAGCATGATTTTGGCTTCATCAGAGCCGGAATTTTCAACGACTTGTACCGCCGCTTGAAATGTCTTCCAGTTATCGTTCTGGACATAAATTTTTCTCATTGCTACACTCTCCTTGCTAGTTTTGCTCTAGTGCTATAAAAGGTCGTGGGTTAGTTGGTAGCTAACCTACGGCCACCTCATCTGTGTCGTCGTTTTTTCCCTGCTGTTGAAGCATTCTCTGTACGTCCAGGAAAGACATTTCTGCCTGTGCCTCTTTGCGCGGTATGACAGGTGTCACCAATGGCTCAGGTTTGGCCTGTGGCGGGATAACGAATATTTGTGTGGCTTCACTGTCTACTGTGTTGCCAAGCTCACCTCTAGCATCTGCAGCTTTGCGCTGCAGAGATACAACCTTACGATCCACGCGTTCCTGACGTTTGTGTTCGACGTATGGAACAGGGAAGGCTGAGGTTTTATGGCCATCCCAAATCGCTTCGCCTAGGTAGCGGCCATCCAGGCGGAAGACCATGACTTTTTCAGGGCGGTGGATATCGAAACGGACAACAACGCGTTCGCCTTCAGCCAGTAAATTCACCAGCTCAGGCATGGCGTATTCATTTTTGAATAACTCGATCACGCCACGATCTGGTACGCGCTCAACTTGAGGCATCCACAGGCTGGCGATTTCTTGAGAGGTGACACCGATATCGATACTGTCAGGGTCTAATTTTTCAATGTAGTGCTTGTTTGGCGTGGTTTTAATGACGCTATGCACTCGGTTGTTGTATTCATCGACGACTGCTGCCACATCGGCCAGGAATTGATTCCAGCTTGGTAGTAGCGTTGTCGGCTCTTTTTTGTTCAGGTCTTTCAACATGCGATTAATCGTGTTGTCGTCGCCTGATTTACCCTGGAATGTCGGGTATGTTTGTGCCAGGGCAATAAATGTGTCTGACCACAGCCGCTCAATGATGCCTCGGCCCTGCGGATTACCTGGAATGCCTGTGTGATGCGCTACGCCAAGGCGGCTCAGTACGCCATGTACTGGATGGTCAAGCTGCTTGGCAGTTTGGCCAGAGCCATTATCTGAGTAATAAATCAGGGGTCTGGCTTCAGTGCGTAGCATCGCATCACGAAGCGCTGCGCTTACCGCAATGCAGCTCTCGGCCATGTCGACAGACCAGCCAACGATCTTGCGGCTTACCCAGTCACGGATCACAGTGATCTCTGGCACGAATGGCCGACCATGAATGGGGTGCTGCACCTTGGCTTTGAATGAATGGCCGTCACCAACCCATATATCATTGGCCTTAAACATGCTCACATCACGAGAGACATAAGGCAGCAGGCTGCGCCACTCACTGCCGGTGATCCGGCCACGATATTTAATCGTGACAGGTAGGGCTTTTTCGATGCGGTAAAAAGTATCAACTGCAGGGCGCTCTAGGCCGTGATCAATAAACCATTGCTCACTGGCTCTCCAGGCTGTCATGACTGGTGGGCGGTTTGGGTGGCAGTAGTGAATTAAAAAGGCTTTAATGAGGTAGGCTGGATACACTTCTTTTTGACGCTGGCCAGGGACCAGGTACATGCTGACATCACCTTCTGATCGGCCTTTGTCATAGGCTGAGTACATTTTCTGCAGACGTGAAACCAATGCCGCATGCGTTTGGCCACCGGCACGTGGTTTTGTGTACGTGATACTGGCCGCTTCTGCCAATTCGGGGCTGGCCAAGCCATCCATTAAACGCGTGGCCAGGTCAATAATTACTTTGCGTGCCTTCCAACCGCTGTGCGCTATCGCTTCATCAATCGCACGGCAAATCAGCAGTGATGCATCACGTCTTTGCCTGTCTACGGTCGTTAAATCACCCTCTTGTTTAACGCGGCGATTCAGGCCAGCAATAACGACAGCACCGGTGTGACTCAGACGCTCAGTTGGCATAAGTGTTTTCTTAGCCACTACGATATCCGCAGGCTTATCACTTTTTAAGGCACCAGAAACGATTGCGCCTAGTGTTTTTTCACTGATTAATTTCTTGATGGCTTTGGATGGCTGATACTCTGATCCACCACCTTTACCCTCGCGTTTTTTGCTTGGCCACTTCTCACGATCGACCAGCTGCAATACACCCTTTTTCGTACTGGGGAAGCCAGGCAACCCCAAGCCTGCCAACTCAGCAGCGCTATACCATTCTTTCAGGATCATTTACCCGCTCCCAATGCTTTTCTGAGGCGTTTTATTTCTCTGGCTTTGTCCTCTTTTTCTTTTTCGAGTCTGCCAAGCTGCCAGTTCAGGTATTCCTTACCCACAACCAGGCTGGCACCTAATTTATGAGCATAGAAATTAAGTAGTGCCATGCCTTCAGTTGCCATGTCGAAAGCCATTGCAATATCGAATGCAGGCATGTGTTCTTCGCGGCTCTCTGCGGTCCAGGCATCAAGCATGTGTTTACTGATATTGCGACCAAGCAGCTTGCTCATCTTGGAAGCGACTGCATAGCGATCAAGTCCTTTGAGTGCTTCGCTCATAACACCCGCGATCTGTGCACGGCAAGACAGCACGCCTGGGTAATCTGCAACAGGTTGCGGAACCTCAAACAAGTCACCTGTATGTAAGTCAGGCTTTCTCATGCGGCTTGTCTATCCTTGCTGGCTGTATTTACATTGCCATTTGGGGTGGATGGAGTAGAATTTTGAATAACTGTTTTTAAATTGCTTGGATGTCTGCCAAGTCCGCGTTCACCGCGTCCGCTTTTTGGGGTGCCGTCTTCGTTGTAACGACTTGGCCAGATCGTTTGCGGTGTTTCACCGAGAAACTCTGCGATCAGTTTTTCTGCTTTTGGATAAGGTTTGTTTAATGCCCCCATCAAGTAGGAGTCATTCATACCGAGCAAACGTGCCTCACGTGTTATTGAAGTGCCTCTGCGTTTAAAGGCAGCAATTACATCGGCACGATGCCAGTCCTTAGAGGCTGGTTTTTTTGGCATGTTTAATAACCTGTTTCGTTTATACATAGCCGAACTGTAAACCCGTAAACCATAACTGTCAACCAGTAATTTACAGGTAACAGATAAATTTTCTTAGGGAATAGATGTGCATTTTAAATTAACTATATTAATCATGATGTTAGGTGATTGTGTTACCTTCATTACTGGTAACAGTTAGAGGTAACAGTTATGCCGAATAAACTGTTACCTGTCATCCGCTATGAGGATGTCGCTGGAGTCAGACAAGGAATTGCCGTAACAGAGAACGGAAATTACTACAGCGCTACAGCCTTGGCCGCCATAGATGGCAGATTTCCTGGGAGTCGTGCAGGCGTATACAAAATGGCTGAGCGTGAAGGCTGGCAATATATTAATTTGCCTGGCAAAGGTGCTAAGGAGGGCGTTAAATATTTCAAGGTTACTGCCGAAGAGGAGCAGTATTTAACGCGACGGGATGAGTTTGATCCTGAAGTGAAGCAAGAAGCTTACAAATATAAGAAGCCAGTACCTGAAGGCGCTATAGAGATTGAATACTATCCAGGTGTACATGGTTCTGCCGGGCCTGGCTTGGTTACGCCCACAGAACAGGTTGTGGTTAACTTAACGATCAATGCAGCAGACTGGAATCGCTATGTCGGCCTAGATTCGCATTATGTGAAGCTGGTTAAGGTATTTGGGGACAGTATGAAGCCGGTATTGAATCATGGCGATCAAACACTTGTGGATACAGCCTGCAAGCAGTTTATTGACGATGCTATCTATTGCATAGCCCAAGGTGAATTATTACGCTTTAAGCGCATTAAGCTGCAGTTGGATGGAAAAGTCATCGTCAAAAGTGACAATGAAATAGAAGGCTTTCCGCCTGAGATATACACCGCTGAAGAAGCGGCAAATTTTCACGTCATTGGACGTGTGATCCCACTTAAATTCG